GAACAGCGGCAGGATCTTCCGATAGATGCTGGCCTTCGGCAGGCCGTTGCCGGCGCTGGAGAACATCCCACTGCCGCGATGCAGGCCGTACCGCGCCTGCCAGTTCTTCTGCTTCCCGACCTCGGCCGCGAAGGCGGCTTCCGTGGTGTTGTTGTCCAGGTTCACCCGCACGAACGAGCCGTTGTAGATGTCGAATCCGGCGGCGTACGCCGACTGGAACTGGGCCAGCCGCTGTTCTCGGTTCGACGCGTTGGTCGGGCCGCCGGCACGCAGGCTGGCGGTGAGACCCTTCGCCGCCCACGCCGGGACGAAGTTGTTGATGACGTCGTCGTTGGACGTGTCGAACGTCATGCAGATGAGCGGCTTCATGATGGTCTGAGACCACAGGCCGTACAGCCGGGCCTTCGCGCCTGCGGCCGGCGACGGGAACACCACCGCCACACCGGTGATCGTCTGGCTGAAGTCGATGTTCTTCGTGCCGGTGGTGCTTGCCCCGCTCTTCTGCATCACCGCGTTGACATCGGCGTCCGCCGGATCCCAGAGCTGGATCGTGTTCAGGCCAGGCTTGAAGCAGGTACTCGAGAATGTGTAGGTCAGGCTGCCGGCAGCGGAAGTGAGCCGAACCTGAACGGAGCCACCGAGCATGCTCGCCGCGCCGTTCTGGTAGTCGTCCAACCATAGCGGCACCTGCATCAGCCCCGTGGCCTGCGCCGGGATCGACAGGCCAGTCCAGGCGGCCTCGCAGTACGTGCCGTCGAGGGAGACGATCTCCACGGGCTGATCGTTGACCGGATTGGTGCCCGTCTCCTGCAGCACGAAGGCCGCGCCGGTGTACGCCAGCACGGTGCGGGCGGCGGTGCCGGACAGCGCCGTGGGGTACCAGAGCCGGACCCCTTGCTGCAGCACGCGGGAGGCGCGAGGCATGCAGCGCGGGCGCACCGTCCCGTCCTCGTTGTACTCGTAGATGTACGAGGGCTGGGTGCTGTGGCCCGGCTCGCTGCGCAGGGCCGACCACACGGTGCCGTTCGACACGAACAGGGTGTACGGAGCCACGGTGCCCACCAGCGCGAACTTGCCGCTGTTCGCAGCCGCCGGGGGGTTCGCCGCCGCCAGTGCGGCCTGGGTCAGGTAGACCGTGGTCGAGACCAGCGAACTCCCGCCCCCTGACACCGGGGAGTCGCTTGTGCCGGCGCGGAGCGTGCCCGTGGCATCGAGCGTCGGGAACTTGCGCTCCGCGCCCGTGCCGTCGATGATGACCATTTCCTCGCCACTGGTGTCGTCGTACAGGCGCCCCAATGGGCCGAGCTTCAAGACCTTCATGGTCGTCCTCTCAAGTCGGGCTGAAGTTGTCCGCCACGGGCGCGCCGTTGGCGAGCATCTGGCGGTTCTGTGTGGGGTTGGCCGGCGTGGGCTGGCCGCCCTGCGCCGGCGCCGCGGGGGCGGCCATCGGCTGCGGGTTGGCTGCGGCCATCTGGGCCTGGAACTGCGCGATGCGGGCGGCGATGCGCAGCTTGGCCGGCGGCGGCACCACCTGGTCGGGGTCCATGTCGAGCCCCTTGCTCGCCTCGCGCAGCAGCGCCGCGCGGCCCTGGGTGCCCACGATCTCCAGGTCGATCGGGTTGGCCGTGGCGGCCAGGAACTCGTTGCGCCGCACCTGCGCCGATTCCTTGGCGATGATGCTGTTGGCGCCGCGCGCGACGATCTGCACGTCGCCCTTCAGCGTCTCGTCATCGCTGTAGCGCATGTTGTGGAAGTACAGGCGCTCGAGCAGCGGGGTGAGCACGTTCACGTCGACGTTACCCACCACCTGCTTCATCGACTTGTTGGCGTTGCCCATGAGCATCGACATGCCCGACGCCGTGCGGCCGGCGCCGCCGGTGGGCGCGTCGCCCGTCATGTAGCGCGGGATGCCGCTGTACTCGTCGGCCAGCACGCTGAACTTCTCGAAGATCAGCATCAGCTCTTGGGCGTTCGACGTGGCCTGGAAGAACTCGACCGGCTTGGCCGTCGAGCCCATCGGGTCGCTCGTCGTCTGGAACACCTTCCAGGGGTAGATGTTCGTGATTTTCTCGCCGGTGGGCACGCGCTCGACGTTCACCGACACCATCGGGCCGGAGGCGATGCCCATGTTGTTGGCCAGCGCCCGCGCGGCGCTGTTGCACATGTCCTGGCAGTCGCGCACCAGGTCGGCCACGCTGTTGCCCCAGAAGGCGCCCGGGATGTCCTCGTACGAGGCCTTGTAGTAGGACTTCTTGCCCAGGGGGTGGTAGTTCAGCGACGCCTTGATGACGTAGCTGCCGATCAGCCACACCTCGCAGTTGTACTGCTTAGCGGTGTCGGGCACCTCTTCCTCGGACAGGCCCCAGTCGCGCAGCATGGTGCCGCTGACGCTGCCCCAGAACTGCAGCGCGTCGATGAGCCCCTCGGCGTTGTTCATCACGTCGCTGGTGCTGCGGCCCTCGGCGTCGGCCTTGGCCGAGTCGACGATGAGCCACTCCTGCAGGCCGCCGCGGCCGTAGGCGTCCAGCACCATGCGGATCGCGCCGTCGTCGTAGCCGTCGACGCCGATGAGCGCCTCGAGGTCGGTGCGGCGCATCTTGTGCCGCTCGATCAGGTAGCCGTCATCGATCCCCGTGCTCGCCGGCGACGGGTACATCATGAACGGGTCGACGCGCTCCCACTCCAGCACCAGCTCGTCGGCGATCTGCAGGTCGAACTGGCCACTGGCGCCCGGGCGCTCGGCCCACTTCATCGTCGGCTTGCGCCGCACGATCGGGCCCTTCAGGAACGCGGCCGGGAACGTGGTGAGGTCGTCGATGAACTGGTCCAGCGCGCGCACGAAGCCGCCCTCGACCAGCTGGTCCTCCATCGCCGTCTCCATGAGCTCGGCGCGGCCCTTGGCCTCCTCGTAGAGGCGGTGCTGGTACTCCTCGCGCAGCTCCTGCAGGAAGGCCCGCAGCTCGGTGGGCGGCAGCGGCTGGCCGGTGGCCTCGATCACGCCCGCCAGCTGCGCCGTGGCGTTCTGGCGCAGCTCCTCGATCACGTCGGGCGGCAGCGTGGGCTTCGGCGTCGGTCGGATCGTCCACGGCTTGTCGGTGCCCGAGCCGAGCATGACGTCGCGCAGCCAGCTGCCGGCGCCGCGGCACTTCACCGAGGTCAGCATCATGTAGATCTCGGAGCCGCCCTGCTCGCGGATCGCCGCCAGGCGCTGCGGCTCGTACTCGCCGCGGCGGGCCCGCACGCTGGCGAACATGCGCTGCTCGACCGTCTGCTCCTTGGCCTGGCGCGCGGCCTGCCAGCAGGTGCGCAGGTAGCTCGCGAGCGAGGTGATCAGCGGCTGGTTCTGCGCCAGCTCGGCGGCGCGCCGCTCCTGCTCGTAGATGTCGGCCTGGCTGACGGCCGAAAGCACCCCGCCGAGCGTCAGGCTGGGCGTGGTCGAGGGGCCAGCGAAAGGCTGGCCCGGATTGAGGCCGAGGGCAGGTAGCACCCCCGGATGCTAACTTTTACTTCGACAATATGCTAACAGTCAGTAGACATAACGAACCCGCTCGATGACACGGGCCGCCTGAACCTGCGTACCGAATGCCTGGCCGCCGTCGGCGTGGAGGCACAGGTACTGCGCGGCGTCGGCCACGTCGGACCACGGGTGCGACTTCTCGGGCTTATCGTCCATCTGGCCCTTGGTGTCGATCTTGTAGCGGTACTTGCCGGCCAGGGCCTGGATCAGCGGCCCGCAGCCCTCGGGGTCCAGCAGCAGGCCGGGGTTCCCGTCGACGGTGCGGGTGAGGAACTGGTCGACCGCGGCGATGCGCGCCGCCACCGCGTTCGTGCGCGCGGCCTTCACCGAGAAGCCCTCGGCCTTGAAGATGTCGGCGACGCACCGCTCGTCGGTCTGCACGCGCTGGAACGCCGCCGGGTCGATGATCACCCGCGTCGGCAGGCCCGGGAACTTGTTGGCCAGCAGCGGCTTGAGCTTCTCGCGGATGAAGCGCAGCGCGCCCATGCCCTCGCTGATGATGGCGTTGTGCCCGATCACCCGCCCCGAGTAGTCGACCTGGCCCAGCACCGCCGCCGGCGACAGCCCGGCGTCCACGCCGATCAGCAGCGGTGCGTTGTGGATCACGTTGAGCTTGCCCTTGGCCACGTGCACGTTGCGGTCGAACGCGCGGAACACCGGCTGGCCGGCCAGCGAGCGGCCGAACTTGCCGTGCACGTAGACGTCGACCCAGTCCTGGCTCTTGC